CGACGCGAAAGGCAGTCTAGAAACATTTGCACGCGAGACAATAGCCGATTTTCTAATCGGTCTTTCTAATATAACGCACGGCATCTCTGTAGTTACAGGCGCTATTGCTACGTTTGGCAATTTCATTATTGAATTGATAAACGCAGTCACTGCGGCGCTAGTTAAATTCAATATGATGGAGGAAGGGCTGGCGCACATCGATTTTCGTTTCGGCGAAACGTCGATAAAAATGCAGGAGTTTACGGCGTTTCTTGTAGCCCTAGCTGAACAAACGCGTAATGCGACTCACGCGCAAGAAGAATACAATACTACGCTAGAAAAAACGCCTACGTTGTTTGAAAACATTGCTAACGCCATGCAGCTGGCTATCGACGCAATGCCTACGCTCGATCAGCTCATCACTAGCTTTACTGCTGGCGCGATGAACACGTTTACGCAGGCGTTCACAGACGCAGTCACAGGCGCTAAAAGTTTTGCAGATGCTGTTAAAGACATGGCGCGTAGCGTTATCAACTCGCTAATTAAGATGCTCGTGCAGTACTACATTACGAAACCGCTATTTGACGCGATTACTGGTTTCGTAGGTGGCATCGGCGGCGGCGGCGGAGCAACAGGAAGAAACGTCGGCGGTCCTGTGTCAGCTGGACGACCCTATATAGTCGGGGAAAGCGGTCCAGAGTTATTTGTACCTTCGTCAAGTGGTCAAGTGGTGCCAAACGGTAGGATGGGCAGCGGCGCTACAGTCAATCAAACGATAAACATATCTACAGGCGTGGCACAGACCGTACGCGCCGAAGTGCTTAATCTGATGCCGCAGATCGCAGAAAGTGCGAAAGCAGCGGTTGCAGATTCCCGCTTACGAGGCGGTGGGTTTAGTAAAGCAATGATGGGTGCGTAATGGCGGCAATACCGACACCGAGAGGCTTTCAAAGCATGACCATGCGGCTCGTTTCTGCTACAGCCGTTACGCAGTCACCGTTTACGTTTGATCAACAAGTTTTCGCGCATCAAGGGGTGCGATGGGAGGCAGAAGTTACATTGCCTGTTATGGAGCATAGTCAGGCAAGGGTGTACACAGCGTTTTTTGCGTCGCTACGCGGCATGAAAGAAACTTTTACTATGGCGAACCCGCTGCACAACGTAAGTGCGACAGGAACTATAGCTAACGCGACTGTAGGCGCTACGAACATAACTTTGTCAAATGTCTCTGGCAGTTACACGCTCGGCGATCACTTTGAGGTCAATAATCGTCTTTACATGATAGTCAGCACACCGTCGAACAATAATTTTGACATCATGCCGCCTTTGCGCGACACGCTGTCAAATGCTGCAGTAGACTTTTCTTTGCCTGCTGGCACATGGCGACTTGCCTCTAACGATATCGGTTGGTCTATCGCGCAAAGAAACAAATACAGTTTTTCGTTTGCCTGCGTGGAGGCTATTTAATGGGCACAAATCGTTCACTGTCAGCAGCCATGCAAACAATGGCGCAAGCAGATGTCGTGCAGCCGCTTGTGCTAGTTGAGGCTTTGTTTGATTCTAATGCGCCGACAAGTTACTTGTATTTGTGGAATGGTATCGGCGAGCTAACGCATGACAGCAAGACGTACATTGGTGCAGGCAATCTTTTATCGATTTCTAGCATCCAAGAAAACGTAGAGCTTAAGGCTGCTGGCGTCACTGTTATGTTAAGCGGTGTTGGTAGCCCTTTATTGTCTAAAGCACAAACTGAGGATTATCAGGGCAGAGAGCTAATAATTCGACTCGGCGGCTTTGACAGTAATGGGAGTGTGATTTCAGACCCTATCATTGTGTTCTCAGGGTTTATGGACACGATGACGATCTCAGATGGCGGTGACACAGCGACCATTGCGGTCACAGTAGAAAACAAATTAGTTGAGTTCGAAAAAACTAAGGTGCGTCGTTACACAGATAACGATCAGCGTATACTGCACCCCACTGATAAAGGTCTAGAGTTTGTATCGCAAATACAAGAAAAAGAAATAGTGTGGGGCGACAGTAACGCTAACCCTATTACATACGATACACAGCAGGGTAGACCTATTCCGAATTTTCATCCTTGAAGGGCGCGTTATGGAATTTGCACACGAAGCATTTAGCAATGTCAAAGATGAAATAAAGCCCCTTCTCGAAGCGCATTGGGAAGAGATTGCGCTACACAAAGGCGAAATTAAGCTAGAGCCAAATTGGAATGCGTACGCGGAAATGGCGTCAAACGGCGTGTTACGAATTTACACGGCACGCAAAAGTGGCAAGCTAGTCGGATACTTCGTGGTTTTTGTTATGCCAAGTTTGCACTACCGACGCTTTATGTTTGCAAATAACGATATCTTGTTTCTAACAAAGACAGAAAGAAAAGGGATGACAGGTGTCAAGCTACTTAAGTTCGCAGTCGAAGAACTGACAAAAGAAAACGTCAAGCTAATCAACATCAACGTGAAGAAGAAGCAAGACTTTGGCCCCATACTAGAACGCCTCGGGTTCGAACACGTCGAAGATCACTGGCAACTAAAGGCTAACTAAATGGCTATCGCCGCTATTGCAGGGCTAGCTTCCGTCGGCAGCGCTATGGTCGCAGCCGGCACTTTTGCCATTGGCTTTGCGGCGGCGGCTACAGCGTTCGCGATTGGCGCAGGGCTGTCGATTATTTCTAGAGCTTTGATGCCGAAGCCTGATTTCGGTGCAATGATGCAGGGCGTTACAGGCACGGTGCGTGAGGCTACTGCATCGAGGAAAGTGATTTACGGCAAAGTGCGCGCTGGCGGCGCTGTCGTCTTTATAGCTAACTCAAATCAAAACAAAGATCTTTACCTAATCATCTGTTTTGCGTGTCACGAAATTGAAAGCTACGAAGAAATTTATTTCAACGACACGCTAGTCTGGTCAAATGGAAATTACCAGAGCGATTGGGCTTCGTACGCTAACTTTGGCTTTTTCAAAGGCGATCAAACGACAGCCGACACAGTAATGGTGAATGCGTCTAGCGCATGGACAACAGATCACAAATTGCTCGGCATCGCGTATTTACGTGTACGGCTAACGTGGGATGAAGACAGAAAAAAGTTCCCGCAGGGTGTGCCAAATATCTCGGCGGTTATAAAAGGCAAAAAAGTCTACGATCCGCGCACTAACTCTACAGCGTGGTCACAGAACCCTGCATTGGTCATGCGTGATTATTTGACAAATGATTATTACGGATTAGGCGCTGACGCGGCGGATATGAATGCGGCTTCATTTATAGAAGCGGCGAACGTATGCGACGAACAAATTTCTTTGAGCGAAGGCGGCACACATAACAAATATCACTGCGACGGACTGCTTGATACAGCAAACTCGATAAAAAGCAACATTGAAGCGCTGACGTCGTGCATGGGCGGCAGGATTGCATATTTAGGCGGCGAGTATTACGTGCAGGCTGCAAGATATGTAACGCCATCAATCACTATCGACGAGAGCGTAATGATCGGACCGATTAGTGTGCAGACAAAACAAAGTAGGCGGTCGATGTTTAACGGCGTTAAAGGCGTTTTTCTATCAGAGGAGGAAAACTATACGCTATGCGATTATCCGGCAAAAACATCTAGCACCTTTGAAGCGCAAGACGGCGATCCGATTTTTCTCGACATGCCGTTACCGTTTGTTACTAACAACGTGAGGGCGCAAAGGCTAGCTAAAATTGCTTTGCTTAAGTCGCGTCAACAGGTAGTTGTCAACGTGCCGCTAAATTTAGCAGGGCTACGGTTTAAGGCTGGTGACTTCATAAAAATTACAAATAGTCGATTGAGCTACACGAATAAGCCGTTTGAAGTCATTGGCTACGAACTAAGCATCAATCAAGACAACACAATCACCGTGAATTTGCAGGCGATAGAAACGTCTAGCGGTGTATATGACTGGACTACGAACACAGATCAGGACATATTCAACTCGCCGACCGGACCGTCGTTGAGTGACGGCACTACAGTAGAGCCGCCTACTGGCCTGTCGCTCACAGAGGCTACGCAAGTACAGGCAGATGGTTCGATAATTCCCGCGCTGCAAGTAAGCTGGACGCTCTCTATAGACGCATTTATTGAGTTCTATGAGGTCGAAGTTGTAGAAGTTATCAATAATGTCGAACAGACGGCGCAGACTATTTACAACACTGTA